ATACCCCCCAATCACCTCTTTTGCGATAAGTCTTTCGATTGAACGACACAGATCGCTGTGGTTTTTATTGATTAACTCCGCAATTTCACGACTACTCATCGTCAAAGTACTTGTGTTTTCTTTCGTAATCGTTAATAATTGGTTCATCTGTATATTCCTTAATGAATTAGCCACGAAATCTCCTCGTGGCTTTTTTATTAAAAAAAACTCACCACCACAAAAAGAATGGCAATCGCCGTAAAGTAACGAAACTCGCTATCCTCTCGCCAAATTTGTGCAATAATGCGCAATCTACTTTGCAATTTACTCATTCTTTTTATGTCCTTTGTTACATTCCGTGATTTATTCGTCGGGTTATGTTTTATTGTCTTTCTATTACTTCCACGGTTAATTATTGGAAGTGATATTCCGTATTGGCTCATTGGAATACTTGTAAACGGCATCCCCCTGGGATTGGTTTTATTGCACAAATGGGGAGTAAGGAAATATCAACAAACTTTGGATAACTTCGCTTACATACCATCAATGATGTGTATCGCCGTTCTAACTACACTTGGTTCCTTTAGCAAAGAAGAGCTTATTGAGTTTGGTTTTAAATTCTTGCTAACTGAGTCAAGTTGGTCTTACTTTGTGCTCAAATTGTCATTTTTCTTTTGGAGTCTTACTCTTCTGCCTGTTGTGCTAGATAAATTTTTTAAGAAAAATCAAAAATGAGCCGTGGTTTTTTATTTCTTGTGTAACACAATCGCACATTCAATCGAATGTTGCGTCGCTGCCAAATGTTTACTCAATGCTTGACGGATTTCGTCTTCTTCTTTCGAGGTGATTTCACCGTCTTCTAAATCCTTTTCTAATAAAGCAAATAACAAGCCACGAGCCGAAAGCTCGTGCAGTTGTAAATTGGCAAGCTCAACCTTGTCTAATTCATCCTCAGCCACATCAGGTACAAAACGGCCACCAGCATTTCGGCAAAGCTCATCGATAAAATCAGTGCATCCATACTCAAGTTGCAGTGCAATCAATTCTTCATTTTTGAATCGTTGGCCTTTTATTTGATAAAGGCGATTCTTTAATTCACTTTCGGTAAAACCTAGGAATCCTGCTACCGCACTTCTCCCCCCAGGAATCCGATCAATCATTTCGATAATAACTTTCTTCATTGCCATAATTTTTGCCTTGTTTTTATGGTTTTCTTTTGCGCCAATATGAGTAAATTAATCTTGCTGGTTGCGTAGGACTGACCAATTCACATCAGGTCTTAATTCCTCGCAAGTAACCTGTTTATTAGTTAAATTTTCAATGTCAGGGCAACGCTCCGCAGGGACTTGTGTTTTCTCCCATTTAGCAACCGCCCAAGGTAATATCCCGAAATGTTTAGCTAATGCTGACTTTCCGCCAACAATAGAAAATACTTTTTGTAGTGGGGTCATAACTGATTATCCTATTTAAAACTACTTTAAGTAGATATATTACTACTTAAAATAGACTTGAGGCAACTATTTTTTATTAGGTATGATCTACCGTTAGTAGGAATAATAGTGGAGGGCTGCTAATGAACTTGTCTGATCGACTAAGTAAATTGATGAGCGAAAATCCAAAAGCGACAATAGCAGAATTAAGTAGAGTTGCAGGGGTTAGCTATGAAATGGCTCGCAGATATATACTCGGAACTGCCGAACCAAGAAAAGAAAAGTTAGAAAAAATAGCCGAATACTTTAATGTCAAGCCTAGCTGGCTACAATTTGGCGAGGGTCAGCAGGAAGAAACTAAACAGATTGAATCAAACGTAGCCGAAACAGGCTCATTTGATCTGTGGGATCGCAATACGCCATTAAACGATGACGAAGTAGAAATTCCGCTTTTCCAAGAAATCCGTTTAGCCGCCGGAAATGGTTTTGCTGATGACATTATGGATTACAACAACTTCAAACTGCGCTTTTCTCGCGCCACATTAAGACGGCAAGGCGTGCAGTATGAAAATGCGGTATGCGTGGTAGCAGACGGTAATTCAATGGAACCGGTGATTCCAAACGGCGCGACCATTGGCATTGATACCGGCAATAAGGCTATTCGCGATGGCAGCATTTACGCCATTAATCACGGCGGGCTATTGCGGATCAAACTGCTCTACAATATGCCAAACAATCAAATAAAAATCCGTAGCTATAACACAGACGAGTACGACGACGAAATAGCCGGTCTTGATGATGTTTCCGTGATTGGCAAGGTGTTTTGGTACTCGGTGTTGTTGTAGTGGTGGAGCATAGGAGTTATTTGTAATATCCATCAAAGCTAGAAGTTGAATTTTTTGGAAGAGAGAGTTGTGTTGGATTTATAATGAAATAAAAAAAACAATTAATAAAATTTAAAAAAAGGTGAAAATATGTCTAAAACCTATATTAAAGAAATTAGAATAAATAAATTTCGAGGCTTAAAAAACATTACATTACCAATTGCAGAAAGGATTACGCTAATATCAGGAAAAAATGCTACATCGAAATCTACAATTTTAGGTATTATTGCCCATACGTTTAATTTCAAGAATAATTACATTACTAATAAAAGCATTGAAAATAGAACTATTTGGGGAGAGTTTTTTATCTCTAAATTTAGTGAGCATTTTAAATTGTCAGAAACTTACGACCCTATTTATTCCATGAATTTAGAAGGTATTGTATTTGATAAGCACAGCCAACAAGATATTGTGTTTACTCAAGAGCTAGGGGACTACACAAAACAAGAACGACAACGTGTCGTTGTAAGATACGTTGACTCAAACAAACAAAAACAAGACCGAAAGATAACTCACCCAGTTATTTATCTTGGATTAAAAAGGCTTTTTCCAATAGTAGAAAGACAAAACCAAAAAGCAGAATTTGATTATTTTTCAAATCAAGCTAATAAGGAAGAGTTTATTACATTATCAAATAGAATTCTATTAAAGACGCACCAAAATTCTTCAACTAATATGACAAGCACAGCATCTAAGTTTCTTACTTCTACAGTTGCTCATGGAAATAATTATGATAATGAATCAGTATCTGTCGGTGAAGATAATATAGGGCAAATACTTTTAGCTTTATTATCCTTCAAAAAACTAAAATCTGAAATGAAGAATGAATATCAAGGTGGGATACTGCTGATAGATGAGGTTGAAAATAGTTTATTCCCAGCAGCTCAGCAAGAGTTATTGCGCGTGCTTAATGAATTTGCGAGTGAATATAGTCTCCAGATTGTAATGACTTCACATTCTCCTGTTTTAATGAAAGAAGTATTAAAGCTCAATCAAGACAAAAATAAGCTACTGTACTTAACCAATTCATATGGAGAAATTGAGTTAACTAATTGGGAGTTGGAGCAAATAGAAGCTGATATATCTGGTGTAGTAATCAATAAAGCTAAAACTACCCCTAAAAAAATTGATTGTTATGTTGAAGATGAAGAAGCAAAAAATCTATTAAATACACTACTAAATAGACATAAAATTAAGAAACATTTGAAAATTGATTATATTAAAGGTTTTGGTTGCTCTGAATATATAAGGCTAATAGAAAAAATGCCACATATCAAAAAAAACACTATAATTATTCTAGATGGTGACCTAAAGCCTGATAAAGAAAAAACAAATAAATTAACAATCAGCAAGATTAAACATCCGAACGCATTAACTTTACCTACTAATTTGCCACCAGATCAATTGCTTTTTTTAATTCTACATAACTTACCAGATAATGATAATTATTGGCGAAATTCATTGATGTTTACAAAACCTGTTTTTAGTAATGCTGCAAAGGAAGTTTATTCTAAATTTTTAATTCCTTCTCAAATATTAAGTTGTAACGAATTTGAAAAAATAATAGATACATATAGAAAGAAACAAGCTACAGAACAAAAACCGGGAAAACGGGTGCGGGATATTTTTAAAGATTTCTTCAAGAGTACTACTATTAATAATGTTTGTAAATCTTGCAATCCTTTTGAATACTACTTTTTTAGACAAAGTAACGGAAAAACATTAAAAGAGGAATTTCTTCAAGAGCTCATAAATAAGCTATTAAAACAAGGGATAATACTGGCCGACTCTAAGAAAAGTTGCTATAATACCGATAAATTGAGGTAAGATTATGAAAAACACCCCCCTACGTTATCCTGGTGGCAAAGCTAAATTTGCCCCAGTAATTAAACAGATTATTGAAAAAAATAATCTTCATGGGCACTACATAGAACCCTATGCAGGTGGGGCTGGTGTCGCTCTTGATTTGCTTTTTAGTGGTTACTGCAGCGATATTCATATCAATGATTTAGATTTGGCCATCTATCATTTCTGGAAATCCATCACTGAACAAACGGAAGATTTCATTCGCTTAACTAATGATACGAAAGTAACTATTGAAGAGTGGCACAAACAAAAAAACATACTCAAACAGAAAGAAAATATCTCTCCTTTAGAGTATGGTTTTGCAGCATTCTTTCTTAATCGTACCAACCGTTCGGGTATTCTGAAAGCTGGTGTTATTGGTGGACTAAATCAAACTGGCAATTACAAACTAGATTGCCGTTTTAATAAAGCGGATTTAATTCAGCGAATAGAAAGAATTGGTAGTGTGGCCAAGCATATTCATGTTACCAATTTTGATACTGAGGAATGGCTTTCTACGCTTGATGATAACATTCCTGCTAACTCACTAATTTATCTCGATCCACCATACTATGAAAAAGGGCAAGGGCTTTATCGTAACTATTACCAACATAAGGACCACGTTGCTATTCAAGAAAAGTTGGCCAAGGTAAAAATGCATTGGGTTGTCTCTTATGATAATCACCCAAACATTAGAGAAATTTACCACCAATACCGCCAAAGTGAATACTCGCTGAATTACTCAGCTAATAAAAAGATGAAAGCGACTGAAATTGTTATTTACAGTGATAATCTTATCTTATGACCGCCCTCGAGGCGGTTTTCTTTTACCCATCTACCACCAAACTCCCCTCATGTAAATCTATATAGATCTGATTTAGATCTAAATAGACCTAAAACACCGCACTTTTTCAAAGTGCAGCCCTGTTTCGCCCTATTATTGCTCAAAAAACAAGCAAACAAACAAAATTCTTTTCTTTATAAATCAATCAAATACTACTAAAAGTAGATTATTTTGCTACTTTTAATTCAATTTTTAGTTGCAATTAAATCTACTTTAAGTAGAATACTCATATCAAAACGAGATACACATAACTAACATCTCAACGCTCTTTAACAATTTATCTTACAGAATCACAGTGCATAACGGTATTAAGCGGTCGTTAGATTAAAAGCCCTAACCTACTTAATAACACTGTGGTTTAAAGTCTGCCCATGCAAAGCCAGTGAAAAACGGTGTAGTTGCCGAAAGTGGAGCTCAAGCAGGCGAATATCCCAATGTGGATATTTCAAAACACATTTGCTAGTACAGAGACACAACGGCATGTGAAACCGTTGCGAATGATAGATGAAGTGTGTTTTGAAATGGCAAACATAAAACAAACGAGGTTAAAAAAATGGAACATGTGACGATTTCCAAACCCGAATATGATTACTTGGTTACTCAAGCCAAGCGGATGAAATTCATTAATCATTACAAACCAACCCTGGTAAAAGAAGCTGATACAGGAGAATACTCAATCTCTGTAGATACAATGGGTATCATTGATACCTTGCGATACAGCAGGGACATTGAGTGCATTGATCACGCAATTAAGGACGTGAGAGAAATGCAAAAAGCATTTTGGGTTTACGAAGAAACTGAAATTTACGCGGGGCGAACCATTGAGGAAATTCTTCATGCGTTTTATCCCGAAGAAGAGCACGAGGAAATTTTAAGGGATAACCTTTATGGACAAGTTGATTTAAACCAAAAATACCCAGTCAAGGAAGACTCAAGCTCTATTGCAATAGAAAAAACCATTAAAGAATTGTTAGAAAAAATGGTCACTTTCCCGGATATGGTTTTAACATCTTACGATTAGCCGAGCATGAGGGCTTAAAACTTATGCAACCTATAAAATTGGTTCCTTAGGTTTGCCCTCCGTAAAACGAGGGCTTTTTTATCCCGAAAAATTACCTTACAATCAAAGTAATTTTTAATATATAAAGGGAATACTATGAAAACCGTTAAAGCAAGACTGACTGAGTTAAAAAACTTAATTAATACAAAAATCAACAAAGACTATGAGTGGATGGGAGAAATAAAATCACCCGAAATCATCAAAGAAATAGAGAAACTTTATCCCTTAATAGAGAAAATAGAAAAATCTGGAAAAACCCTTGAAATTTCCTATGCAAAATATATTTCTCTTCAATTAATTAAAAAAATAATTCGTATCCTTAATAAAAAAAGAACGAATAATAAATGGGATGAATATGATGTAAATTCATTTATTTTATCTCTAGTCAAACTAAGAATGACAATCAAGGAATTATATTTAATTGAAGTTAAAGGTGAATTAAGAACAGAAGAAGAACTCAATGCTATTGCTGCTGATATATCCAAAGCAAAATTGAATTTAGAAGAACATATCTCACTTGAAGAACAGTTAGTAGAGGATAAAAAGGAGTTCGAAAATTTAAAAAACTCGCTGATTACACTCAAAAAATCTTATAACGATGCACAAGAACAAATAACTGAAATTTCTCAGTGGCACGAACAGTCAGACACATTAAGTAACAATATTTCGACCTATGCAATCACCGCACAAAATAATCTTACTAAAATCACGACATTAGCAACCACGGCGGAAACCAATAAACCAAAAATAGAGAGATATCATGAAGATATTGAAGGTATGATTAAATTATTCAATAAACAAAAAGAGGAGATTGAAATGATTATTGAAGACGCCAACCGAGCAAGCATGGCAGGTTCGTTTAAAACTCAATCTGAAAATATCGATAGTAAAATGAAAGCTGTAGATAAAATTTTGCTTGGCTCACTTGTTGCAACATCTGCTATTTCATTTATCAATTATTCAACAAGCCTGAGTGCAACAGACAGTCTTAATATTTTACAATTTCTTGCTAAGTCTATTGTGACAATCCCGTTACTTGTCATCGCCTGGTTAAAAGCCAAAGAACGGGCTTATCTCTTTAGATTAAGGGAGGATTATAACTACAAATATTCCTCAGCAATGGCATTTGAAGGTTATAAGAAACAAGTACAAGAACAAGACCCTAAATTACATCAGCAACTTCTGCAAATTGCAGTGGATAATTTAGGGATAAATCCAACCAAAGTCTTTGATAAAGATTTAAAAAGCACACCACTTGAAACGATTATCGATGGCGTAGGAAAACGCCTGGATAAAGCTGTTGATGGTATTAAAGGAGAGGTGAATGACATTCCAAAGAAAACAAAAGAATTAATTGATGATGAATAACTCGCTCCCTCAAATTCTCAGCGCTTTTTATTGACAACACCGCTCACATCGGATTAAGATACCCCCCACATCTAAGCCGTCTCCAACGGCTTTTTTTGTGCCCAAAATTCACAGGAGAACAAAATGGCATCACTCACATACCAAGACTTATGTAAACAACAGCAACAATACAACAACGTTCTAATTGAACGCAGAGCAACATTAAGAGAGCAAATCAGACAGCTTAGAGTAGCGCTGGCAATGGATTTGGGACTACTCGAGAGAACCTACAAAAAACAACTTAATGACCCCGCCCCGACAGAACTTTATGTGAAAATAACTGACTGCAATGGCGCGCCAAGTGACGCGCACCAACTTAAAGCCGAATATGACTGTTTACACAATCCGAATATCACATTTGGATTAACGTTAACACTGGAAGAAGGTCCAACAATCTACCCCAAAAAACCGGTTCGACTTGTTATCACAGCTTATTATCTTTCAGAAAATTCCGTAAGATTCGTCTTTCCTAATATTGACGGCACGCCCTCTTTCGGGGTTCGTATTGATGACGATGAGCAAAGTAAATTTACTCAAGTTGTTGAAGCCTATAAACAGCTTGTAATGAAAACTTTTACAATTTAATTTGACACCCACCGCCCAATCATTTAGGATATTCTCACTTTCAAGCTGTCATTTGACAGCTTTTTTTATACCTAAAGGAGCAGAAAATGAAAGTCAGTAAAGAACATCAAGAATGGATTAAACAATACGCCAAAAGCCATAACCTTACCGAAGAAGCCGCGTTGAATAAATTGATTGGTGATATACGTGAAACGCAAGAAACTGAACGAGTGAATTTACAACAGCAAATTATCGAAAGATTACCGCACTTAAACCTCGAACAAATGCGTGAAATTCGTCAGCGTGTTGAGCAGTTTTATCCGACGTTATTTCACGTTTTGTCAGAAGCAATTAAAAAATAATTTCGCTTTACAACCCAAAATTCTTATATTACTATCCATCACAGGTGTCGAAACCTAATGCAAAAAGGCGGATAGTTCAACTGATCGCCATATGGCGATTTTTTTATATCCGTAATCCTGACTATGTCGGGAGGGCGACTAATACAATACCTTCTGGAAATACGTCCAGCCCTTTCCTTTTTGCAGGGTTTTCGAACCTCCCGACGCCACTGTCGAAAGTGGCTTGTTTAAACAAACAAATAGCAAAAAGGATTACAAAATGTCAGCTCTTACAATTTTCAATTTTGAAAACACTCCTGTTCAAACCATTGTAGAAAACAATGAAATCTTTTTTAGAGCAACTCAGCTTGCAGAATTGTTGCAATATAAAAATCCACATGACGCATTAAGAAAACACGTTGATTCTGACGACCTAGCAAAACGCGAGATCGTGAATACTATCAATAAACGTTCTCAAGTTCTTTTCGTGAATGAAAGCGGAATGTATTCATTAGTCTTGAGTTCAAAATTAGAGCAAGCTAAAAAAGTAAAACGTTGGATAACTAAAGAAGTTCTCCCGCAGATTCGTAAAACAGGAAAATATCAACTTCAACCACAACAGCTTGCATTGCCTGAACCAGAAAAGAAATTCACCTTTGAATTTACCGAGTATGAACTTCAACAGCTTGCTTGGTTATGGTTTGCTTTCAAACGTGGCGTAGGCACTTTTCAGCATATCGAAAAAGCCTTTAACGTTTTAGGCTCAAATATGAGTTCACAAATCTACGGACAGGCTTACGAATATTTAAGTGTATTACGCTCAACAAACCAAATCTTAAACCGTATCACAAGTGATTTTGACATCGACCCAATGACAAACTGGCGTGTATTAAAACACTTGCGAGGCTTTAATCCAAAAGCAGTCAAAATCGACTTCTAAAACAAAGAAAAATCCGACCGCACTTTTCCTCAAGAAATCCGTGCGGCGGATTGCTACACCCTAAATTCACTAAATCGATGAAAAAGGAAACAAAAATGCAAAAATTTACTGATGTATTCGCTGAAACCATCCCATTTCTTTGTAAAACAGCTATCGCCTTTACCCTCGCTTTTTTAATTGGCGGTATCGCCTACTGTTTTGCAAACGAGCCTACCGACTGGCTCAACAATGAATTAAACCAACAAATCCAAGCTGAAACACAGTGTGAACTGAAAGGTGGCATATATGAAAACAGCATATGTTTACCGCCTAATCTTACGCTGGCAGCAGAAAAAGAACTGCAGGCTTACACCGCACAAAAACAAGCCGAAATTAACCGCACTTGGAGTAAACAATGAGACTGACTTACAAAACCTACGCAAAATCGGCAGTAAAAGCAGAAAAGAAAGGTCATTACCTTGAGGCAGCAAAGAATTGGGCTGACGCTAAACGCCATACCGCAGTGCAAAAGAATATTGAATATTGCCAACATCGTATTGATTTTTGCGAAAGACATCACTTTAGATTGAAATCAATGAGCCAGGAGCAAAACAATGAAACCCTACGCTGATTACTACTATCAACTTGATGCTGCTCGCCAACGTGAAGTTGATTGGCAAGCAGGCTATGAAATCGCCTTAGATCAAGTCACTACTGAAATCGACAATGATTTAAAACAAGGCGACCAAACGCATTATCACGAACTCACAGAAATGTTGTGTGATAACGATAATTTCTGGCTTGCTATTGGTAGTGGTGCAAGTTATGAGCCTTATAGACAAGAGGCGATTAAGAAAATTGCAGAGCGTGAATTGCACGCAAGAATGAATGATTATGACCCGGATTAATGGAGGGGCGAGATGACAAACCAAGTCCAACATCAACAAAATAAACAGACGCCTGCACTTAAAACATTTTTTGAAAGTGCGAATGTGCAAAATAAGATTAAGGAACTTGTAGGCAAAAATGCGGCAACCTTTGCAACAAGTGTCATGCAAATCGCCAACAGCAATGCAATGCTTAAAACTGCCGATCCAATGAGCATTTTTAACGCTGCTTGTATGGCCGCTACACTGAATTTGCCACTACAAAATGGCTTAGGATTTGCCTACATCGTCCCTTTCAGAAACAACAAGGAAAAGAAAACCGAAGCGCAATTCCAAATTGGCTATAAAGGTTTTATCCAATTGGCACAACGTAGCGGGCAATTTAAACGCTTAGTCGCATTGCCTGTGTACAAAAAGCAACTGCTCAAAAAAGATTTCATCAATGGTTTTGAGTTCGACTGGGAGCAAGAGCCCGAGCAAAACGAAAACCCAATCGGCTATTACGCCTATTTTAAACTGGTAAACGATTTTTCGGCTGAACTCTATATGAGTCACGATGACATCGTCAAGCACGCTCAACGCTACAGCCAAACATTCAAAAAAGGCTATGGCGTATGGCACGATAACTTCGAGGCAATGGCATTAAAAACTGTAACTAAGTTATTGCTATCAAAACAAGCCCCACTCTCTGTTGAAATGCAACAAGCCGTATTAGCCGACCAAGCCGTTGTGAAAGATGTGGAAAATCAAGAGTTCAACTACACCGACAATATTCAAGAGGCGGAATTTTTAGCGGTTGTTGATGAAGCCACATTCGAACAATGCAAACAAAGCATTGCCAACGGCGAAACCACCCTACAAGAGCTTTGTGATAGCGGAGCGTATGAATTTAGTCAAGAGCAATTAACAAAACTGGAAGAGCTAGAAAATGGAAATGTATCAACTGAAAGCTAGATGCTCTGGCTTGGCTGATTTAATGGTAAAGCCTAAAAGCGGTAACGGAATATCTGCTACCGCGAAAAGTGCGGTGAGAAAGATAGTTAAATATGACCTGTTTGGCTATCAAGATTTTGAAGGGAATAAATACACTGAGAAAGGCATCGCACTGGAAGAACAAGCTATTAAATTAAGCGGCCGTAAGCGTGGTTTACCACTTAAAAAGAACACGGAAAGACGTGAAAACGATTGGATTACAGGCGAGTGCGACATTTATGTGCCAAGTCGAAAATTAATCATAGACACTAAATGTTCTTGGGATATTGGCTCGCACCCTTTTTTTGCAGATGAGGCGGAAGAAAAAGCCAAAAAAGCTGGATATGACGCACAAATGCAAGGCTATATGTGGCTATGGGATTGTGATGAGGCGCAGATTGATTTTATCCTCCTCCCTACCCCTTATGACCAATTATCAAGCTATGACGACCCAAACAGATACATTGACTTGGTTGAGCAAATCCCCCAAGAAAAACGTATCACGACGGTCACAATTAAACGTGATGAGAAAATCATCGAGAAAATCAAAGAGCGAGTAGAAATTGCTCAAGAATATTATCAACAACTTATACAGGAGATGCGCTAATGGCACGTAATACCAACACCGTGATATTAATCGGTCATTTAGGCAGTGACCCAGAAATCCGCCAATTCCAAAATGGCGGGCAAATTGCCACATTTAATCTTGCTATTGGTGATGATTACCGAGATAAACAAGGTAATACAGTTAAACGTACGCATTGGATACCCATTGTGGTGCACGGTAATTCTGCCGATGTGGCAAGACAATATCTGCAAAAAGGCTCAAAAATCTGTGTAACAGGAAAACTGGTACAGGAAAGCTGGCAAGACCAAAACGGCAATAACCGCACCGCACTTAAAGTAGCGACACAATCGTTTGAAATGCTAGACAGCAAGGCAAGCAGTGAAACACAACAGCCAACCAAAGACAAAGAAAAACCCGATCCATTAAGTGCCGCAGCTGAACAAGATGGGTTTAATGATATTCCGTTCTGAGGTACATGATAAGCCACTAACCAATAGTGGCTTTTTTATTATCTAAATTTTAGAGGCAAAAAATGGTCGAAGAAAACAAAGAAATTATAGCTTATAAAGGGTTTAACCAAGACTGGACTTGTCGAGGTTATCAGTATGAGGTAGGCAAAACGTATGTGCATAAAGGTGATGTTAAGGCTTATAGGAGTGGATTTCATGCCTGCGAATACCCTCTTGATGTGCTTAGCTATTACAGTCCAGCGGTAAGTAAATTTGCTGTAGTTAAAATGAGCGGCGAAACATCAAAAGATAGTGATGATACAAAAATTGCATCTGCAAAAATCACGATCGAAACCGAAATTAACTTACCGGAAATGGTAAAAAAAGCCGTTGAATGGATAAAAGGTAAAGTTGATTGGGATGCTGCCAAGGTGTCCAATACAGGCGATTGGTCGGCAGCAACCAATACAGGCTATCGGTCGGCGGCAACCAATACAGGCGATTGGTCGGTAGCAACCAATACAAGTAGTCGGTCGGCAGCAACCGATACAGGCAATCGCTCGGTAGCAACCAATACAGGCAATCGCTCGGTAGCAACCAATACAGGCGATTTGTCGGTAGCAACCAATACAGGCGATTTGTCGGTAGCAACCAATACAGGCGATTGGTCGGTAGCAACCAATACAGGTAATCGGTCGGCGGCAACCAATACAGGCTATCAGTCGGTAGCAACCAATACAGGCGATTGGTCGGTAGCAACCAATACAGGTAATCGGTCGGTAGCGGAAGTATCTGGCGAGCAATCTATAGCTGTTGCGCTTGGTTGGCAATCTAAAGCTAAGGCGAGTATCGATGGTGCGATTGTTTGTGTGTATCGCAATGATGATGGAGAGCTAATTCATATTAAAGCATCAAAGGTCGGTGAAAATAACATCAAAGCTGATACTTGGTACACGTTAGATGAATTTGGTGAGTTTATTGAGGTTAAAGATGACTAAAAAACTATATAGAAAACCTATCTATGGTGGTGATGGTGAGGAAATCGGCTATTACCTTATGGATAATGATGGGTTCGTGGTTGAAGAACACTACTACGAAGATTATGCTTAAAATCTGCCGCTATTAATTAGCGGCTTTTTTGTAGGTGAAATATGGCAGGATCGAAAAAACCTCGTAAAAAATACAATGCCAATGCTGGATTGAAAAATCTAAGCGACAAGGTGTGTAAAAATTCCTTTGTCTTTTCGGTTATAGGATTAGGCAAGGATGGGACAGAATGGGTAAAAAATAACGTACCACAAGATAAAAAAACAACAACGTCACAAGATTTTGATTTAATGCTTAATCGCTCTAGACCTTGGTCGTTTGTGTTTGGTGTGGCTTGTCGAGACCAGTTGGGTCAAGGCTACATTAAATATGAATATCAAGCATTATCTAATCAATTTGCTTTTACAGATAGCGCTATGTCTGATTATGTCAATGGTAACCTTGATGCCATGTTAGATGATGTTAATCAAGACCATGTGCTCTCCCCTTTCTTTCTTGCATCACCAGAAAAGAAAGAATTTTCGGACGACTACATCAGGCGATTGCTGAGATGGAAACGTGTTGAGCAAACATTAAAAACGCCATTTGAGATTAGAAAGCTAAAAGAAAAAGGCCTTGAGGAATTGCGGAAAATTGACCCTATAAAACATTCCGATAAGGGAATATGGACAATCCTCCGTAAACACGGAATCAATGATTTTGCTGATATTAGAGTGGCAGGGTTAACTGCAGTGCAACAAATCAAAGGCATTGGTGAAAAGCGGATTAAACAATTAGCAGACTGTTACATCAAGATAATTAATGAAGATAGTTTATCCGTGCAATTATCCGAATTAAGAGAGTTTGAAAAGCAAATCTATATGCACCAAGAATCAATGATGCGATTAGCAAGAGCGGCGACTGTATGAAAAGGAAAACTATGACACAACCAAATGAAATTAACATCAAAATCCCACTGCATAAATTCCAAACATTAATGCTCTGCTATGTCAGTGAAACACTCAACAAAAATGGGAAATCGGTTTTAATCTGCGTCAAAGATGTCAAAGAATATTGGCTGATATTAAATGGTTACACGAGAGAATGCATTGAGCACAATGTTAAATCTTATGTAAATGATAATGGCTATTTGCTCAAAAGTGATTATTTTAAAGATGACTTAACCGCTTGGAGTGAATTAGCCGACTGGATAAATGAAAACCGCAGTAGCACATCAACAACGGCTACAACAGCAAAACCACTTGTGCCTGTTTTGCCTGTGGTAAATCTTGGTAAGCAAAAATAGAAATTAGTATTTAACAAACCCAATAGGCGTTCCAAGCGAGCGCCTATTGTTTTAATAGAGAAAGGAAATGAAAGAATTTAATTTAGATGCAGCTTTAAATGGTGAGCCTGTGCAGTTACGCAACGGACAAAAAGCGTATGTAGTCGGTCTTAGCAAAGTCGGTACAGAAGATGGCAATAGCTATATTGTTGGGGAGTATGAGCGCAATTTATGTAGTTGGAGCAAAGATGGCAAATACTGGCTAAAACGAGAAAGCGAATGGGATATTGTCGGCATGTGGGAAGAGCCTAAACTAACATCCGAGCAGGTGCTGGAAAAGGCTTATCAGGAAGGCTTGAGAGTTAGATTTGATGACGGATTTGAATATCCCGTTATCGGAAAAGCTAGGGGCGGTAGTTACTTACTTGGCGATGAGCGCAATACATATATCATGTGGTGCGAAGATTTTGGGAAACCAGAAATTTGTCGAGAAGATACCGCGGAACCATCGCCAAAATCCGACACAATCACCGTTACGCTGCCGAAGCCGTTCAAGCCTAAAGACGGTGAGGCGTTTTATTATATCTATGAGTATGGAATAGGTTATGTCAAATCTTATAAAGAAGATGACGATGGAGATGTCGGGTTGGCTAAAAATGCTCAATGCTATCGCACAAAAGAAGATGCTCGAAAATGGCTTGATTTTATGAAGAGTATGATGGAGTAAATATGGATAAATTTATAGATTGGCTAGTCTATGTATTGGCTGGAGTTTCTATCATTGTTATAGCTGGAGCTGGAATAGGATTATTTCTTGGCGTTGCGTGGAAAATTATTCGATTGGTGGTGTGATATGAGCAAATGGATTAAATGCAATGAACATATGCCACCTATGGTAGATGAAACATCAATCCCTGTGCTTGTGTGGGGAGATGGATTTGATACACCAGAGATAGATATCTTTGAGCTATATGAGGGTTGGAGTTGCTGGGGGGTAACCCATTGGCAACCACTACCACAACCACCGGAGGAATAAATTATGCCAAATTGGTGTGTAGGAGATTTAAAAATTAGAGGTGAATTAGCTGATATAACGCATTTTTTAACGGAGTGCATTGAAGGTTGCGAGTGTGACATTGATGAATTGGGCACGTTAGAAATCCAAAACATTAGAGGGCAAGCAATCAAAGGGGCCCGACGTGTTTTTTGCGACAACCCAAATGAAATCATTGAGGGATATGAGTTGGAGAATGGGTATATCGTTGTCATACCAATCTCAGCTGCATGGGTATTAAGTCCGCCTGAAATGATTGAATTAAGCAAAAAATTTAATGTTGATTTTAGGTTTTATGGGTTTGAATGGGGGAATGCATTTAATCAAGAGTTAGAAATCATAAAAGGCGTATTAACTTTAGATAAATGTATCGAATTTAAAAATTACATTTGGGAATGTCCTATGCCTTATCTTGGGGGATAAAACCCATTTACAGCCCATTCAAATCTCCCCTAGCCCCTCTTTACAAAAAGGGGATAAATTAGATGAAGTGGGCTGACTAAAATAAATCGTTATAACCGCTCTTATGGGCGGTTTTTTATTGGAGGAAATATGGAAAATATTATGATTATTCCGGCCAAAACAATGCCTATTGTGACTTATTGTAAAGTATTTGGTTTGACAGCAGAGCAAATCAATATGCGATTAAATCGTGGTATATGGCAGAAAGGAGTTCATGTTTTATCGGTAGATGGTAGCAAGGAGCGTTTCATAGATTTGGAAGAGGTTGATAAATGGGCGCGAAAAAACAAAATCCACGTGGCGTAACGATTCGTAAACATAAAGCAAGTGAAACAATTAATATCACATTTACATTTAAGGGAGTGCGCTGTCGCGAGCCACTCTCTTTACCTGTAACTCAATCAAATATTAATTATGCTGGCCGCTTGCTTGGCGAAATTCAAAACAAAATCGAGCGTAATACTTTTAATTATGCCGACTACTTTCCAACGTCATCTAGATTAAGGATCTTCGGGAAACTTGTGGAAGGCGTAACCATTAAGCATTATCTTGATGAATACATTGAAACAGCTAAAGTTCGCCGGTTATCGCCATCTACTATTGCGGGGTATCAAAAGGTGATTAATGAGCTATCTGATTTTCATAAAGTAGCGGTAAATAGTCTTACGCCAGCAATGATTAAAAACTGGATTAAGCAGCAACGCACAAAAACCAAAACAATACGTAACAAGCTGTCCGTTTTACGTAGCGCGATAGATGAAGCCGTAACAGACGGCATTTTGCAAATTAATCCCGTATCGCAGATCTCAGTAGATCGCTATAAATCAACTAACAAAGCATCGCAAGATGATGAATATGAAGTCGATCCATTTACGCCACAAGAGATTGAATTGATTCTTGATAATTGCCGTTTTGAGCAATGGCGAAACCTTTTCAAGTTTGCTTTACGGACAGGCTTGCGCAGCTCAGAACTATGCGCTTTACGCTGGATCGATATTGATTTTAAGGAGAAAACGGCGCACGTACAAAAAGCTAAAGTTGTAGGAGTAATCAAAGGCACTAAGACAAAATCTGGAACTCGTTTGATTGAGCTTGATGATGTAGCAATAGATGCGCTACAAGATCAACTTAATTTCACTCGAAAAAGTGATTTTGTGTTTAGCGATCCGAAAACAAAAAAACCATGGGCTTCTGCCGATGCAATTCGGAAGAAAGCATGGATTCCAATAATTACTCAAGCTGGAATTCGTTATAGAAACCCCTATCAAACTCGCCACACCTTTGCTACAATGCATATCTCTCAAGGTAAAAACCTATTTTGGCTCGCCAATCAAATGGGGCATAAAGGACCGGAAATGCTGTTCCGTCACTATGGTCGATACCTAAAAGAATACGAAGGGAATACAAGGAAGTAATTCCCCAAAAGATACGCATTTGATCCGCAATTCAATAGTAAACAAATTTTATATAATAAAATCATGAAGTTATATATTACCGAGACGGGGGTTCAACTCCCCCCAGCTCCACCAAATAACAATCCCAAGCAAACTTATCAAATCCTAAAAACCCTTGAAAATATTGACTTCAAGGGCTTTTTTTATTCCCCATATGTCACTATAAAACACTCGAATAGAGAAAGATCCTACAAGCTAATAGAATAGCATTCATTATTAAAATAATAAGCGTATTCAATGTAAACTAAAGGGGCTAAGTCCTGTGAATTATAGGACCCAGCCCTGATTTAACAGTCCAACTCTTTAGAGTTGGCTAAAAATTCTGTGTTTTTTAACCGCTCTTTTTATTTCAATGGACTATAAATTTCTCGCTTTCAGATAATTTTCCACGGTATCCACAATGGCTTGAGTTTGAGGATCGATTTCAATATTCACAATATCGCCCACTTTACGTTGCCCCATTAAGGTTCGTTGTAAAGTTTCAGGGATTAAATTCACACAAAATTGCGTGCCTTTTACTTCGCCAATAGTCAGACTGATGCCATCTACGGCAACAAATCCTTTCGTTAAAATATATTTCATTACATCTGCGCTTGGCAGCTCAAACCAAATTTGTCGATTATTTTCACTGGCGATAATATTTGAAATGCTTGCGGTGCAATACACATGACCAGATAACAAATGCCCACCGATTTCGGTTCCCATTTGCATGGCTCGTTCGATATTCACATTATCGCCTACTTTCAACAAGCCTAGATTCGTAATTCTTAAGGTTTCTTGCATAAGATCAAAGCTAACGAGATCGCCATTGACTTCAGTCACGGTTAAACATACACCATTATTTGCCACCGATGCGCCAATTTCTAGGTCTTTACGCATTTCAGGTGGTAATTTTACCACTTGTGTTCTAAAATTAG